GCACTGTGCGTGTGGTGGCCATGCAGGATGTGGACATTGCCGTCCGTCATCCTGAGTCCTTCAGCCGCGGCAACGACACCCTCTGATCATGTTGATCAAGGTCCTACGGCAAACAATGCTGGCAGGCCAAGTGATCCGTCTCGGGGAAGTCCATGAGGCTTCCCCCTCGGACGCCAAGCTTCTGATCGGTATTGGCAAAGCTGTTGAGGTCGCCGACAAGGTGGCCGATTTGGTTGAGGTTATTGCTCAGCCAGCACCTAAACCATCTACCCCTCGACGGAGGGCTAAATCATGACCATCCACAACCTTGGCTCCAAGACCACAATCCTGGGTCTGCTCCGCAACGACGTTGTGGCTGCTACCGGGACTGGCTCTGCTATTGATCTGCAGGGCTATGAAGGCGACATGGCTGTGCTGCTGGACGCCGAAGCCGGCGGTGCTGGCATCACCTACGCCGTGAAGCTGACCGAATCCGACACCTCCGGCGGTACTTACACCGACGTGACTGGTGGTGGCTTCACCACCACTGCCGCCAACACTGCTTCGCTGCAGAAGATTTACGTCAACGTCACCTCGCTGAAGCGCTACGTCAAGGTCTCTGTGACCGTGGCTGGTGGTACTGGCGCTGGTGCTGTTGCTGTGATCGGTTTGGCCTCGGCTAAGTACGGCTGATCATGGCGATCACGGAGGATCTGGATATCTTCTTGGCGGACTTTGGCGTTAGCTGTACGGCTGGCGCCACTACCGCCAATGGGATCCTGGACATGCCTAGCCAGGTGATCAGCGATGGGATGGTGCTCACCACCGACTACACGCTGACGGCCAGAGCCTCTGCATTTGGGAGCCTCATCCGTGGTGATTCAATCACTGTGGATGGGGCTTCTTACACCGTCCGCGAGACGATGCTCATCGACGATGGCAAGTTCGTCCAGCTCGGGATTCAGAAGACATGAGCGGTCCCTTCAAGGTCAACACACGGAGCCAGTGGGCAGCGCAGAATCCTGTGCTGATGGCAGGAGAGCCTGGCCTTGAAAGTCAGACCGGCAACCTGAAGATTGGTGACGGCAGAACGGCATGGAATACGCTGCCGTATTTCAGCAGTCCAGCGAACTGGGCATCGTTCTGGGATACAACGTCGCAGACGGCTACGGCTAATACGCCAACGTCGATCCTGCTGCGAAAGAACGACCTAGACAACCGTGGCATCAAAGTGATCTCGGATAGCCGGATCACGGTTGACCATCCCGGGATCTACAGCTTCACGTTCTCGATTCAGTTCAGCAATTCCGACGCGCAGATTCACGACATCAACGTGTGGCTCCGCAAGAACGACAGCGGCGCTAGCGGTGATGTGGCCGACAGCGATAGCAAGTTCAGCATCATCTCCAGCCATGGCGGAGTTGAGGGCAACGTGATCGGGACGGTGAACTTCATCCTCAAGCTGGCGGCGGCGGACTACATCGAGCTGATCTGGGCGACTAGCAACGCTGCTGCATACATCCACGCTGAGGCCGCGGCGACCAGTCCGTTCGCGCATCCGGGGATTCCGGGCATCATTTGCACAGTGGTGCAGGTGGCATCGGCATGACAACGAAGCGCGAGTCGATCTTGGCCGGCATCCGCACGGCGCTCACGAACACCACTGGTGTGAGCACCAGGATCTACCGCAGCAGGGTGGAGCCGCTGGCTAGGGGCGAGCTACCCGCGATCGTGGTCGAGCCGATCAACGATGTGTGCGTGCAGTTGACCAGTACGCCAACGCTGGACTGGACGCTCACCGTGCGCATCGCGGTGATTGTGCGCGGCAACATCCCGGATCAGGTGGCTGATCCGATCGTGGAGAGTTTGCACGCGAAGGTGATGGCGGATCTAACGGTCGGAGGCCATGCCTACGACGTGCAACCGACTGGTGTGAGCTTTGATATGCAGGAGGCCGACCAGCCATCTGGTGTGATCTCCTGCGACTACGTTGTGAAGTATCGGACCCGTGTCGCTAATTTGGCGCAGAGTCCGTAGTAGCTACGATGATGGACGAACACAAAGGCCAGGGCGGCAGCTATCTGGTCGACAAGAAAACCGGCAAGCGAAAGCTCATCGAGCGAACTCAGCCGGCTCCCCATCCCCAACCTGAGGTAGCCACCGATGGCATCAGTTCTGACGCGCCGGCGCCTGATCCTGGCGAAGATTGAAAGCACCTACGGCACTGATTCGAGTCCGACCGGCTCGAGCAATGCCATTCTCGTGCGCAACCTTGAGATCCAGCCGCTGGTTGCTGAGACTGTGAACCGCGACCTGGTTCGCCCTTACATGGGGCAAGCCGATCAACTGCTGGCTCAGACTCGCGTCGAGGTGACATTCGAGGTGGAGCTGGCTGGCTCTGGTACTGCTGGCACCGCTCCGGCCTATGGTCCGGTGCTGCGTAGCTGCGGCCTGTCTGAGACGCTGGTGACCAGCACCAGCGCCACCTACGCGCCCGAGAGCAGCGGCTTCGAGAGCTGCACTATCCACTACCACGAGGATGGCATCCGCCACAAGCTGACCGGCTGCCGCGGCACCTTCGAGATCAACGGCGAAGTGGGTCAGATCCCCGTGATCAGCTTCACCATGACGGGCATCTACAACGCCCCGACCGATGAGACGCTGCCCACCCCGACCTACGCCAACCAGGCCACCCCGCTGATCTTCAAGCAGGGCAACACCACCAACTTCAGCGCCTTCTCCTACAGCGGCTGCCTGCAGAGCTACAACTTCAGCATGGCCAACGACGTGATCTATCGCGAGCTGGTCGGCTGCGCGAAGGAGATCATGATCACCAACCGGGCGCCTAGCGGCACCATCGTGATCGAAGCTCCGACCATTACGGCCAAGGACTTCTTCACGATCGCTACCGGCAGCAGCACCGGCAGCATCACCTTCCAGCACGGCACCACCGCTGGCAACATCGCCACGGTGACCACTGCTCAGTCCGACCTGGGCAACCTGACCTATTCGGATCAGGATGGCGTGCAGATGCTGAACATGCCGTTCATTGCGGTTCCGACCAGTTCAGGCAATGATGAGTTCAGTCTCGTCTACACCTGACCTTGGCTTTTGTTCTTAAGCAGTCGGACACCTACTCGTGGCCGATCGCATTTGATATCCCCGTCGACGGTGGCCGTATGCAACGGCAGACCTTCGACGGGGAGTTTCGTCGGTTGAGCCAGTCCCGCATCACGGAGATCGGCGCCCAGATCAAGACCGAGGAGATCACCGATGCTGATCTTGCGGCTGAGGTGCTGGTCGGCTGGTCTGGTGTGACCGATGGCGATGGCAAGGATGTGCCCTTCAGCCAGAAAGCACTGGAGCAGTTGCTCGATGTGCCGATGCTGGCGAGCGCCATCACGGTGGCCTACTTCGAGAGCCTGCAGGGAGCTAAGCGAAAAAACTGATCGAGGCCGCTGAGCATTGGGCAGGCGGTGGCGTTGTGGACGAAACCGCCGACGATGCCGCGGCCATGGGCATCGAGCTGCCGGATCTGCCACCACCTCCCGAGGAAGACTTCGGGATCCTGCCTGAGAACTGGCCAGTGGTTGAGATGTTCCTGCGGGTGCAGACGCAGTGGCGCACCACGATGAGTGGCGTGATCGGATTGGACTATGCAGCGGTGCGTTGGCTGTTTAAGCTGTACGACGTAGAGGAACCGCGTGCGCTGCTGGAGGATCTTCAGGTGATGGAGGCCGCAGCGATGACGGTGATCAATAAGCAGGGGGCATAGCCATGGCAATGAACATGGAGGCCATGCTGAAGATCACCGCCAATGTGGTGGGTGAGAACAATATCCGGCGCCTTGGCAATTCGATGCAAGGCCTCGAGGGGCGCATCAAGAACGCCAACATGGCGACGAACCTCCTCTACACCGGCCTCAAGAGTTTGGCCGCTGTGGCGGTTACGGGTGGTGTGGTTGCGATGGCGAAGTCCGCGATCGACTTGGCCGATAACATGCGCGACCTGTCGCAGCGCACTGGCGTTGGCATCGAGACGCTGGGGCAGTTCAAGGTGGCAGCGGAGCTGAGCGGCAGCAGCCTCGAGGGCGTGGCGAAGGGTCTGACATTCCTGAACAAGAACATGGTGGCCGCAGCCACTGGTACGGAGGCAGCGGCTGCTGCGTTCAAGACGATCGGCGTCGCCACCACCGAGGCGGATGGCACGCTGCGTAGCGCTGACAAGGTGTTCCTCGATGTAGCTGATCGCTTCGCTCAGTTGCGTGATGGACCTGAGAAGGCTGCGCTGGCGATCAAGATATTCGGCAAAGCTGGTGCCGAGCTGATCCCAATTCTGAACCTTGGCAGCAAGGAGATCCAGCGTTTCGGCCTCGGCATCGGTCCCGACTTCGCCGATAAGGCTGATGCGTTCAATGATCAGCTCGGTCTGATGAAGGCACAGACCACTGTGCTCACCGTGCAGATCGGCTCAGCGCTGCTGCCGGTGATGAGTGGGTTGGTGAGTGTGGTCACGCAGGCGATCACCTTCGTCGGCAACCTTGCTGGTGAGTTTTACAAGGCGATCGGCGGCGCAGCAGGACTCCAGCAGGTGGCTGCCGGCTTGATCAAGACGATGGTGGTGCTCGGCGGTGTGACTGCTGGCGTGTTTATCGCAACCAACATCACGACCTTTGCGACTGCGCTGCGAGGTGTGCTCGGCGTGATGCGCGGCATGTTGGTTCTTGAGCGGGCAATGCTTGCAGTGCAAACGGCACGCGCCGCGGTGCTTAGTTTGATCGCTGGCCTGCAGACCCCTGGACCTGCACAGGCGAAGGCTGTTGGCTTGGTCACTGGTGGCGCTGTTGGGGTCGGATTAGCTGTTGGCCTCAGCAAGCTGATCGATGATCTGATGAAGAAGATTGGCACCGGCATCTCGGGGGCGCTCACGATGCCCAACATCCCGACACCCCCACCCGGCACAACGCCAGATTTGAGCGGCTTGCGCACAGGCGCTGGCGCGAAGCCGAAAAAAGAAGCTGATATGAGCGAGCGCATGTATCAGCTCAGGCTGGCCTTAAATGCCGCCGAACTTAAAGGTGAAACATTAAAGGCTGCAAGTCTTCGGTTTGATATTGCGTCCTTGAAGTACGAAGAAAGCAAATTCAAGACCAGACAAGATGCGATCGACTTGGCTGATGCCGAGAAAACAATGCTCCAAACCTATGGTGATGTGGCCGCGCAAATTGGCTCTGATATTGCGAAGGACTTTCTGAAGCGCAATGAACTGCAAGAGAATTACAGCCGCACCGTGGAGGATCTGCAGATCAAGGCTGGCCTAATTACTGGTGATAAACTCAAGCAAGTCGAGATTGATCGAGAGGTCGCCACGATTCTTGAACGTTTGCCTGGTTTGACTCAGGCGCAAATTGATAAGATTAAAGAGCTTGTTGCTGCTAGCAAGAAAGTAAAGGATAGCTTCAAGGATACTTTTGAGGAAAGCCTAAAACAGTATTTTGATTCGCTCAAGAATTTTGGTGGTCAAGTTGCAGGTGCCGTGCAAGGCGCCTTTCAAGGTCTAGAAGATCAGCTGACCAGCTTCGTCACTACTGGAAAGGCTAACTTTGCCGATCTTGCCAACAGCATCATCGCTGACATTGCGCGCATCGCGATTCGGCAGGCAATCATCAAGCCGCTGGTGGGTGGTGTGATAGACATTTTCGGCAGCGCGAATGGCAACGTCTTCGCTCAGAACGGCATCCAGAAGTTCGCCCGCGGCGGCATCATCGACAAGCCGACGCTGTTCCCCTTCGCCAATGGCGTCGGCCTGATGGGCGAGGCCGGACCTGAGGCGATCATGCCGTTACGCCGTGGGCGTGATGGCCGCCTCGGTGTGCAGGCTGCTAATGGCGGCGGCGCGGTGAGCGTGGTGGTGAATGTTGACGCCAGCGGCACCAGCGTGCAAGGTGACAACGCCAAGGGCGCTGAGTTCGGCCGGGCAATCAGCGAAGCCGTCAAGAATGAGATCGTGATTCAGAAGCGCCCAGGAGGCTTGCTCAACTAATGGCCACCTTCACCTACACGCCCAGCTTCGAGGCCACTGAGATCAGCAAGCCGCGGGTGGTCACCTTCGAGGCAGGTGATGGCTACCAGCATCGCGTCGGCTTCGGCCTGCACCGCAATGGCAAGGAGTGGCAGCTCAACTTCCTAAACCGCACCGACACCGAGCGCGACAACATCACGGCCTTCTTGGATGCCCGAGCTGGCGTCGAGAGCTTTGACTGGACACCACCCAGCGGCACTGCTGGCAAATACATCTGCAGGGAGTGGCAGACCACGCTGCGCTCTTGCAACTTCAACAACATCACCGCGACCTTCATCGAGGTATTTGAGCCGTAGCCATGGCGATACCTGTCTCAGAGCTACAGAAGATCGCGCCGAGCAGCATCATCGAGCTATTCGAGCTGCAGCTCGTGACCGCGCTGCATGGCAGCAACACGATCTACCGCTTCCACGCTGGTAGCAACATGAACGCCAACGGCGAGCTGGTCTGGAATAGCAACAGCTATCAGCGGTTCCCGGTCGAGGCTGAGGGATTTGAGTACACAGGCACCGGCAGCCTGCCGCGGCCGAAGATCAAGGTGAGCAATATCCTCGGCACGATCACCACGATCTTGGCGACGGTCAACACGACCACCGCCGGCAACGATCTGACCGGGGCAACGCTGACCAGGATCCGCACGATGGCGCGCTACATCGATGGCGCTAACTTCACCGGCGGCACTAACCCCTACGGCACGCCGGACCCGACTGCTGAGTTCCCGCGGGAGGTCTACAAGATTGCGCGCAAGTCATCCGAGAGCCGGCAGGTCGTCGAGTTTGAGCTGGCTGCGGCGTTCGACCTGGTGGGTGTGCGGGCACCTAAGCGCCAGTGCATTGCCAACATCTGCCAATGGGTCTACCGCTCGACCGAGTGCGGTTACACCGGCAGCAATTACTTCGATGCGAACGACAACTCGGTCGGCACGCTCGCAGCAGATGTATGCGGCAAGCGCTTGAGCAGTTGTAAGTTGCGGTTCGGGGCAACCTCTGAGCTGCCCTATGGCAGCTTCCCTGGCATCGGCGCCTACACCGTATGAGCTGGAAAGATGACGCGCTCAAGCACGCCCAGGAGGAGGATCCTCGTGAGGCTTGCGGTCTGGTGGTTGTTATTAAAGGCCGTCGCCGCTATTGGCCTTGCAGCAATCTGGATCAAGACGGCACACAGTTTGTCCTCTCTCCTGAGGACTACGCCGCTGCGGAGGATGCTGGCGAGATCGAGGCGATCTTCCATAGCCATCCGGTCACACCACCGGAACCAAGCCAGCCGGACCTGATCAGCATCGAGGCCACCGGCTTGCCGTGGTACATCGTCAACCCGAAGACTGAGGCATGGTCCGAAACGCACCCCAGTGGCTACAAGGCACCGCTCATCGGGCGGAGCTGGGTGTGGGATGTGAGCGACTGCTGGACGCTGGTGCGTGACTGGTACGGCGAGCACGGCATCGATCTGCCGGACTGGGATCGACCGACTACCCATGCGGACTTCGAGGTGCAGCCGCTATTTGATGGCTTCTGGAAGGATGCCGGCTTCTATCAACTGCCGGAGGAGGAGCCGCTGCAGTTTGGCGATGGCCTGCTGATGAACATCGAAGGCCGTGGCCTCAACCACTGCGGTGTGTATATCGGTGATCAGTTGGTGCTGCACCATCTTCGCGGCCGCCTCTCAAGCCGTGATCTGTACGGTGGCTGGTTG